GGGCAAAAAGGTTCGATGTGTAGATTGGTACAAAGGAGATTTTATTGACAGCCGCCCAAATGCAGGTGGTGTATTTAGGAAAGCTGGATATGACGAATTAAACTGGAGTCCTAATAGTGATGATCTCATATCCAGCGACTGGGAAGAATATCTTGATCTTCACAACTGGGATTGGGCATATGCACAAATGAAGGCAGGCGAAAGAGTCCGTAGAGCAAATTGGGCCAACCAATCAGCATGTATCCGCATTTCCAATGGCAAAATTAGATTTTTAGCTTTTAAGTCTATATTTAATATTGGAATAACCGATCTAGATGCAGACAACTGGACATTAGCCGAATGACCCAAAAAATAAAATATGATGAACTAATAAAAATGACCGACTCTCTGTTTGAATCTTGCGAACTGCTGATGGAACAAAAAGAAAAGTTAAAGGCTAATGTAGAAACGTTAGACGAGGACCGCCTGTATTTTGTTGGCGTACTCCGTAAACTTCACGAGATATGTGGAGAGGAAGAGAATCCAAACAAAGAGATGAAGGATATACTTGATGAGTTATTTACAAGAAACAACTTGACACTCAACTAAGAATGTCATAGTATTGAGATTGAAACACAAGGAGAATATGATGGATCAAGAAGAAATTAGTGTAAGAAAAGAAAAAAGCAGATTGCAATACGTAGCCAGGAAGGTAAAACAGCAAGACTATAATGACACGATGACTGAAGGGCGTGGCTATGTCCATGAAAACCGAGATTGCATTCTAATCTTAGAGATAAACGAAGATATATCTTTTGCTCTTGAATATATGGAGTTTCCGGAGTATCCGGAGTATCATTTGGGCCGTTTCACTTTTACTTTTAGAAGAAACCCAGAGGTTGCTTCGTATAGAGTGGCCAAAGCGGCGTTGGGTGCAAAGTTGCAAGCCTACGTCGACTGTGTTGACGCTCCAATATCCACAGACATGTTTCAACTAGCTAAAGTTGATGGTAGCCAAGCAGCTCGTGATTTTATTAAAAATTATGCTATCAACCTGCTGGTGATTGGCATTTTTGAGGGTACAGTTAATGCGCCGCTTTGGGCAGAAACATTAGTCACCAGCCAATTTTTCTAAATGAAGCTGCTTATCAAACAACAACAAATAAAAAACCTAAAACGGAGATAAAAATGCACGAAATTCAACAAGCCCCGGACGGATGTCGTATAGCCCTGTTAAGTATTGAAGAGTTTACCTTGGAACATTCCACTAGATTTATACTTGAACTCACGGAAGTTAAACATTCATCGGCGGATGAGATTCATGTGCTTATCAACTCCGATGGAGGAGATACACGGGCTATGTATGGCATCTTGGATGCCATCAACAACTATGATGGCCAGATCAACGTATGCGGAGTGGGTTCGTGCGGTTCCAGCGCTGCGTTCTTGCTATTTTCTGCCTATAAACAGATGAGGTATGCTGCTCCAAATACAGAGTTCTTGCTTCATGGTTGTTCTATCTCGATGGCTGGCCAAAGCGACTTTCGTCAACCAGAGTTCGCTAAATTGACTAAATTTGCCGGCTGGCGAAAACAAAAGAGGTTAGAAAAACGCTTAAAACAAGAAACTGACAACAAATTGATTGACCTAGTTTCTGAAGCAAGTGGTTTAACTCCGCAATTTCTTTTTGAGCAGATAAAAGAAAACGATGGGGAATGGGTCTTGTCTGCAGAACAAGCTTTAGAACTTGACCTTGTCGACTATATTGGGATTCCGTTTTTAGACGGAGATGGAAGTGTGTCGTGACGCGCAATGAGTTAACAAAGGCTCTGGAAGTAGTCCCAGGCTATGCAGAAATATTAGTTTCAATTCCAAATAATTATGCGCCTGTATCGGGCGGCGCTCTTGATTTTGAAGTTGAAGGAGTAAGATACTTTTGGTTCAATACAACAATGAGACATTGGGAGGATTGTGTTCCAGAGGTGGCAGAATCTGTGCTAATAAAGATATATTCCGGTCAGTAAGTATGGAGAAATTAAGAACACAGAGAATGTCTAGCAAGTTCAGCGATCCGTTAAAATTCCTTTTACTCAGGCACTATTTTATCAGTAAAAAATACCATAGGATACTCGATTACCAGTGTGGCCGTGGAGACGACGTAAAGCTCCTTGTTGAGGATGGATATAAAGTTATAGGATGCGATGACTCTTTTAAGCATGGTGAAATTGGAGAGGATGATGCATTTGAAACAGTATTGTGTACTTATGTATTAGACCATACACAAAGTGATTCTACCGCTCTAGACATCATTAAACAAGCTTGGCAGCATGTGGCTTTTGGAGGAATTCTTTTTGTATCCACAAGGACGCCGGAGCAAGCTAAGTGTGAAGATGTGGTTCGCGGCTACACAGGACAAGAGTTAATCGGGTTCATTTCAGACATAGAAGGGCAAGGGTATGTCGAAGTATGTGCCAGAACTGAGCGTTTCTCATATATCATAATTACAAAGTTAGCCCCCGCCTGCTAACAAAAACACACCAAATGCTAAATTCCTATTGACACCATTGTTCAAATGTCGTATTGTTTTAAACAGGAGGAAGAAAATGAAATATGTAGTTAAAACAAGAGAAAACAGACTATACTCTGTGCTCGAATTCAATTGTCCTTTGCAGGCGCTAAACTGGACTAAAAATATTGTCCCAGTTAAGACCTACGAAATCAATGAACAGGAGAAAAAGGATGGATAAACCCAAACCGTCAAGCTCCGCAGAACGCGCGGCACATAGACAGGAGGTTGTCGACCGCAGCTTAGAAGCCCGGATTACCAGGATAGAGACAGCAATTATAGCAATGATCAATCAAAGCCGCTACAACCCAGCCGGCGAAGAGATTAAAGCCGAGATTCTAAGCAAAACACAATTCAGTCAGTTTATAACTGACATTGCAACCAGGAGAGAAAGTCAATGAGATGTGTCAGCTGTGGCCAACAAGGTCTGATAATTGACCTAGAGGACAATCCTGTATTCATCGAGCAATCCGTGAGATGCGTCTACGAAGACGCCACGGATCCAGATAACCACCGGGATTACATATTGCAGGTTAACGCTGATAGGGCATTTGGAAACCGTGGAAATAGAAGACTACAGATATGCAAAAGTTGCTTTGAAAAGGCGTGTTTTAGCGCTGTTGCCGAATTGTTCAATCAATTCGGACTACCAAGAGTAATTGAAGGAGACAAGAAATGAACCCAGAAATTATATGGTCTAAATACAGGGCTCTGGAACTATGGAAGCGGATTCTGTTGGTTATCCCTGTGATTATTGCTATTGTGCTTACATTTTTTTACTTCTCATTAAAACAAAACGACGGTCTCGCTAACCAAATGTTTGACGACTATTCTGAACAAACAGACGATACGATTAAAGTGACGCAGGAAAAAATCAATGAGCTATTACAAGAGTACGAGACCATTGAACAAGAAAGAGAAAATATAAAAGAGGAGTTGAAAGACAATGAAAAATTTGCTAATGATATTGACACTCGCATTGATAGTGCTAACAGTCTCGACGAACTCGAAGGCATCCGACAAGAAATCGCAGACAGAGTCAACGACAATCCAGAGTGATAACCTTATTAGGCCACTACAGTCTGGGTTGATACTGCCGGCAGGACGTTCTTTAAAAGACGCGCGAGGCAGACCCATCATTGTTTTTACGCCAGGTGAGTATAAGATCGCGATACGCATCTTCAATAACTATGCGTATGGTCTTGCAAATGAACGTGCCCTTTATAAACTAAACGGTAACTACAAGATACATTTATCCCTACAGACCAGGATTATATTCCAGAAAGATAAACAAATCGAGGCTTTAGCGAAACAGGTGGATTTTACAGAAAACCTATATAAGGCAACAGTTAAAAAAGCGAAGTCCGATTCTCGCAAAGGTGCATTGAAATCAGCGTTCGGAGTGGCCGGCGGTGTTTTAATAGGTGTTGTCGGTGGTCTTTTAATTGGATTGTTTTTATAATGCAGACTTAGCATTTAATGTGTTGATTAAAAATGCATTGGGTGTTATAGTTAGAGAAATCAGACGGTAGTCTACAGAAGGGATTCGACATGAAGAAAAGAATATTGGCGTTATCGGTTTTTTTGGCTGTTTTTTTACTACACGGGTGTTTTTTCTTGCCCCCGCAGCAGAACAGCGGCCCATCTGTTACGCATTTGATTAATAAGGTACAGCCAGCTCTTGTTCGAATCCGCAGCACTAATCCAGAGGCAGCTTTTTTACAAGCGCTTGCCGACAGATTGGGTGTTGAGGTTCCCAGGGGCCTAAGGGGAATTGGCGCGGTATCCGGGTCTGGGTTTCTGGTTGACCCGTCTGGAATTGTAGTAACAAATCATCATGTAATTAGACCTGGATGGGTTACTGAAGTTATTTTGGCGGATGGACGTATCTTTTTTGCGAAGGCTATGGGCGGTTTAGAGCTTAACGACATTGCCGTCATCGTTCTGAGGGGTGTAACAGATGACCTTCCTTATGTAAAATGGGCTAAAGAGATTGTCAAAAAGGGCGACCCAATTTTTATGTTAGGAAGAAATACACAATTTGACTTTGCATACAAAACAGGCGTGGTTTCACACCCAGCTCGGCTACAGCTAGATGGTTCTCTTCAGTTGCATACTACAATGCCTGTTGTCCCAGGGGAGAGCGGAAGCGCGGCATTCAATTTTAACGGAAGGGTTATTGGTGTTGTGTCATCATACTACAACAGAATTAACGGTGTTTCGGTTTGTGTGCCGGGACCGTTAGCCGAAGATCTTGTTGCAGACATTGTTGTTGCTATCAAAAAAGAGCTAAGAAAAGCCGAAAGATCAGAGGAATAAAAATGAGTATGGTTTTCCAGAAAACACGACAAAAACTAAAGCGGGCTTTTCGGCCAACGCCAATGAAGGTACTTTACACTGGTTTTTTGTTTGTAACGTTGTTACTCGGTGCACATATGGGATTTGATTATTATAATCAGAACACCTTGCAATATAACCTGGCAACATGCCAATTTCAAAAGAAGGCCGTGGCAAAAAGATGCGTTGACGCTCAGTTTGTTGCGCAAAGGGCAATATATCAATGCTCTAGTGAACTAAAAGTTTGCAGCAAATATGTTGGATTCTATCACCAATGTTGCAAAGATCGTTCTGAAGGTAAGAAATTTTCGTATAAGAGCATTACGGAGCTGTATGAAATGAGGAATAAATAAGATGGGAACAGTAAAAGACTCTTATTTGGCATTATTTGATGGTTGGTCTGAGCAGCCTATTTTTAAACTTATGGAGAGTTCAGCGGATTCATATTTATCCGATTCCCACCATAAAGTGAACATAGATATGGATATGGATATGTTCAAAAAGAAACTGAAGGATTTGGAAGACTGTAGGCCCACCAATTTTACACGCCCCAACCTTTCTGAACTATTCCTTACCTCTAAAACTACCACGGGTTCTACGGGTAGCGGATCTTGCGGCAGCACACCTGGAAATCGACAGGCATATTTTGACGGCAAGAACTGGGTATTTAGAGATGGGCCAGCAAAAGATAATTGTAATGAATGTACCGATTGCAAATGCCCAACCGAAAAGACAGAAGAACAAAAACCAGTATGTATGGAGTGTAAGCACGTAAGCCTAATGAGCGGAGTCTGCACAAAGGGCGAAACAAAACCAACCAAAGAATGCTTTGAGAAAGCGTAACATGAGTAAACTATACTTTAGGTACGGAACAGTTGACAGCGCAAAGTCACTAAACCTTTTGGCCGTTTCGCACAAATATACTACGCAAGGCAAGAAAGTGCTTGTGCTTAAGCCGGCCACAGACACTAGATGGGGACTACATAAGATCAAAACTAGAGCAGGCTTGGAACGCATGGCAGATTATGTGATATGCAACGAACTGGCGTTTAGACTGTACATCACACAGCAATGGGGCACATCGTGCATCCTGGTTGATGAGGCACAATTCCTTACCACCGGCGTGATTGATATTTTAAGAGAGATAGCATCTTTCCACAACATCCCAGTAATATGCTATGGGCTACGTACTGACTTTCGTGGTGATATGTTTGAAGGGTCTAAAAGACTCCTTGAAGTGGCTGATTCAATAGAAGAGATAAAAACTACTTGCAATTTTTGCGAAAAGAAGGCTATAATGAATTTAAAGATGGTAGATGGAAAGCCTTCGATTGCAGGGCCTTCTGTAGACCTCGGCAGCAGTGAAAAATATGTCGCTGCATGCTGGGCTTGCTGGTATGACAAGCTAAACGAGTAGGAGACAGATCTATGAGTCTAAAAAATGATTATGCGAGGCATCTGGAAATTGACGACGCGGTAGAGGAGTTGGCTAGTAAGTTTACCTCATTAGAATTAGTCAAGTTAATTATGTATCTAAACGATTTTAAATTTGATCCAGATATGACGGAAAAGCTGTTTGATTACTTTATGGATGAAATGATTAAAAAAGAAATAACTAATGAGGGGTTCGAAGAAACAACAAAAGAATTTACAATAGATGGAAGATGAGGAGATAAAGGTGCAAAGAATAAAGAGGATCCCAGTACAGTTCGGAGATAAGATATACGATTTTGACCTATATATCAGAACACTCTTGGATCTAGGGATAGGACCAACTAAAAAATTTGAGTATACAGAAAAAATATGTGGCGAGGTTGCTTGTATATTTGAGTGTGACCATCAACGATATATGATAGAGGATGAGATAATAGAGCAAAAAGACCAGTATGAATTAAGAGTGCTGAGTGCAATCCACTCATGGGAGACATCATGCACAGACGAAACACCAGATGAAAATGGTTGTTGACTAAATGGGGAAGTTTGACCATCGGTTCAAGTAGAAGGGTTTAGACAATGTCTAGAACTAAAAAACGAGATTATACAAGAAGCAAAGAGTACACGCGAAGTTGCAGAAGCCATGGATCGTGTGGATGGTGTAAAGGCAATAGAACACACCATAATGACGTAGCCGAAGAAAAAGCAGATAAATTGTACGAAGAATATCTAGATGAAGACAGCACCGGAGGAGACGAAGAATGAAGAAATATCCCAAGATACAGAGCATATTCAAAAGAGAGCCACAAAAACCTCGTGACATTATCATGGGGGAATACGCGGTACCAGAATTAGAGACGCTTAAAGACATCCCATGGGATTTTACGGAAAAATTTGACGGAACCAACATTTGCATAAGCTGGGATGGGGTAAGCAAAGTAGAATACGGGGGAAGAACAGATAGAGCTATACTACCAAAACCTCTCCTGGCATATTTAAAGGCCACATTTACGCCAGAGATATTCAGGAAAGCAGAAGTGGGAAGCGCTATGATATTGTATGGTGAAGGATATGGAAAGGGTATCCAAAAGGGTGGCAACTATCGCAAAGACCAAGGGTTTATCCTATTTGATGTATTCGTATACCCGAATTGGTGGTTGCTCCGAAAAGATGTAGACTCTATTGCGGCTGCACTAGGCATACCTAGTGTGCCAGTGTTAATCACGACAACGCTTGAAGGCGGGATAGAATATGTAAAGACGCATACTAAGTCCACAATTGGCACAGCGGATACGGAGGGTGTCGTGGGCAGGCCTAAAGGTGGGTTACTATTCCGCAATGGAACGCCGATAATGGTAAAAATCAAAAACGTGGACTTCAAATAAACGAACAAGTTGCTTACACTAAGCCATAAGTGATGGCAATTTGTACCAGGAGACAGAATGCAACAGATAGACAAAATGATTTGGATAAGTTTCGAAAAAAGCAGGAGAACAAAAGAGGTGACGGGCATGAGGTATGCTGTTGGCACTAGGCCAGTGCATATCTGGAATCTCGGTCAATTCCGCCCACCTGGTATTGTTAACGCTCTGACTAATAATTGGCCTGTTATTGCGTCGTTAAAGGACCAAGAGATATATGAAAGCTTAATGGAGCAAGACCTTGGTTGGCCAATAGTAAACAATTGGATAGCAGTGGAACCAATAGGAAAGGTAAACGGGAATGCGTAGTATAGTGGACTTTATCAAATTTATTTGGACATTGATTCCGGCGGCTATAGTGTGGCTATTTTATATCCTACCTCTGATATTGACCGGTAGCATCAAGTATTACGGAAAGGAAGATACATATATCTGGATATTTGAGGTGCAACAAAAAGACACCTGGTATTGTCGAGCTTGGAAAGATTGGGGAGGCTGGAGTGGACCGTGTGTTATATTGTTCCGGCCTGGCTTGTCTAAATTATATGTGTTTGATCAATATCTAGACCACGAGGCGGACCATTGTCTGTGGCAAACTAGACTTGGTATCTTTTTCTACCCAGCGTACTTTTTTAACTCTATGTTTATATATCTGTTCAAGAAGGATAAGCACGCGTATCACGATAATTTCTTTGAGATAAAGGCAAGAAAATCAGCCGGACAGAAGATTGACATTCCCCGTAGTGAATGGATGCATGGAACAAACGACCGCATTCCATGGTTCTAAAAGGAGAAAGATGAACGTAACACAACCAGAAGTAGAGCTGTTAGTGCATGCACCCATTGGGATTGTGATTTTTGCAGCAAGACAGTGCACCGATACTCAAGACCAGGGAGACACACTAAAGGGAGAGCTAAGTGAGATTGGAGAGAAAGACAAGGAACTAATACAAAAGAGAATTTTGAAATCAACAGGTCCACTTGACCCATCACACGAGTCTGTACTTGAACATCTCACGTACACATTCCAAATTTCTGAAATCAGTAGAGCCGTACTCCAGGAGATTGCAAGACATCGAATGTCATCTCCAAGTGTAAAGAGTACGCGGTTTGCCCTACAAAAGATCAAATCAATGACGTTAACAGAGCTATCGAAGCAAATTGTACTGACCGGACATTCGGATATTGATTTGGCCAACTTTGCTCAGTTACAGTTGGTTCAAGAATTCAAAATAAGGAGGATCCCAAACGACGTAGCAAAATATGCGCTTCCAGATGCCTTTAAAACGGAGATGATATGGACAATTAACGCCAGGTCACTCCGTAACTTCCTGGCTCTTAGAACGTCAACTAGGGCGTTGAGCGAGATAAGGCAAATTGCATTTGCCATGTACAATGCTTTACCGGAGTCGCATAAGTTTATTTTTGAGGATAGGTTGCATGACTGTAATGAGCGGTAATACACACATTAAGTGTGAATTTCGGTCACTATGTGCAACAAACTGTCACTTAAAGACAGTTTTGCGCAAAATCAACACCGTAAGTCTATCATCTTTAGACTTATGGTGTTCGGTTTGACACAAATAATGTCAAGTGGTAATATGCAATTCTTAGCTAAGCGCCGCGAGGGCGGCAAAAATTGGAGGATATCATGAGTTCTGGAGTTTCAAGAGTATTTACAGGTAGTTTCGTCGGTACAGGCGCAATTTTTACAGAGGCACGTGTTGGATTTACGCCCAGAAAGGTTGAAATTTTCAATACTTCTGGTGTCGCGACTCTAGTATTTGTTGACACCATGGCAGCTGATAGTGGCGTTAAAACAATCACTGCCGGCACAGTTTCTGTAATCACCTCTGGTGGTATTACAGTGAACGGAAGTGGTTTTCTGCTTGGGGCCGACACAGATGTGAACGTTTCTGGCGAAGTTTGCCATTTTGTTGCTTACGAGTAAAATCAAACTGTTATGGCGGGGGAGACCCCGCCATTTCTATAACCAGATTTGACTATTTTGAGTAACAAGACAATAATAAGGATAACAGTTCTAACCAAGGAGAAGATATGTTCGCAAAGATTTTAAGTAGTGGTGATCGACTCATGTATGTTACAAATGTTAAAGACATACAGGCCGGGCCGCTTCAAACACATTTCAAAGAAACGCTCACCAAAGACGGATATGAGAACATTCCAGGAGACGAGGGCGAAGTGTATGGGAGAACCGTAGTAATTAGAAGTGAAGACGAAGAAGATTGCTACTTGTTTTGTGACCATGTAATTTACCTATGTTCTGAAACAGGTCAAACTGCAGACCGCATTATGTGCAGTGGGAGTCGAAATGTTTAGCACAGTAGTCTCAGGAAGTGAATCTGCACAAGTGGGTGACCATGGCCTAGCAATTGCAGAAGCTGGATCGGTAGTCGAAAGTGGAGACTACGGAATCTCAATTGTAGGACCCGGAGGAGTGGCAAAATCAGGGGAATTTGGGATGCTTATCTTTCTGGACGATCATTCAGGTTCTCGCACAGTGGTTGTCGCGTATGTAGGTGAAGACAACATTGCCCCAGACCAGTTCTACGAATTTGACGGCTTCGAAGTCGTACCCTCCAGTTACGAAATTTAACTCCTTGACATCTAGTGTTCAGCGTGATAGTCTCTTTAATAGATAGGAGATGAACATATGACACAACAAAAAACAGCAGTCGCATACATACGAACCTCAACAGAAGACCAATTGTTATCTGTTGAAGCTCAACGCCAAACAATGACCGATTACTGTAAAAGAAATAACATTGATGTCCTATCATTCATTAAAGACATTGGAACATCTGGTGGTGCTCCTTTAGATGAAAGAGAATCACTGTTGCTCGCAGTTGATGAAGTTGGACGCACAGAGGCTGACTTTTTGCTCGTAGCAAAGAGAGACCGACTGGCACGTGATGTCGTTGTGTCAGCCATCGTGGAGCGCATGGTAGAGAAGAACGGTGCTACAATCGTATCCTGTGATGGAGTTTCCAGCGAAGATACTCCAGAAGGCAAATTGATGCGTACCATGATTGACGCATTTGCCCAATATGAAAGACAATTGATAAAAGCCAGGACTAAAGCTGCGTTGCACCAAAAGCGAATTAAGGGCGAAAAGCTCGGTGGAAAAGTGCCATTCGGATACCAAAAGCAAGGCGCAAAGCTAGAAGAACATGAGAATGAACAAGGAATAATCTCGTTCATAAAGACATGGAAGCGAACCGGCCACACATATGACGAAGTGGTAGAAAAATTAAAAACGAAGGATATTAAAATGCGGGGTAAGCCATTTACAAGATCAACGGTAGTCCGCATATGCAAAAGAGGAAAGAATAATGACGTTAAGTAAAAAAGACGCAATAGAGATGTCAACACGAGTGTATGGGTTGTTGACGAATGGACAAACAGATTTAGAAATAATGGATGAGCTTGGTCTCACAACAGATGAATACCAAATTGTGAAAAATGCCATGTTCGATGTAAAGGCGGAGGAGCTTAGGACCAAATCAAGAGAGCATACATATGTGGAATATTTAATTGAGCAAAGGTCAAATATATCCGCCTTAAAAGAAATGATTGCAGATTTTCGTTTGTCTAACCAACATAACGCACTCGTGGGCGCAATTCGTCTCCGTTCAGACCTACTGGACCGGATCGTCAAAACAGGGCAAGAAATGGGCTTTATCCAAAAAGAAGTGGATCAAACTCAAATAATTATGGGAATTGCTGTTGCTGAATTAACCAATAAAGACCTAAAAAAGGGGATTACAGCAGTTGTATCGGAAGTAAAGCAACTTACGGAGGCATATGGAATGGACCAAGATTTCTTAGATGTACCGGCTGGAGAAACCCATAGGGGCGAAAAGCTAGCTGACGAGAGTAAAAGCGAAAAGGAATAAACGGAGAATGCCTTATGCTCTTTTAAAAACTGCCAAACCTATGTGCATGCATAATGCATGCACAGGGATTTAACATTGTTCAGGTGTTACTTTGGCACCCATGCTTCTAAGCTCACGGCCTAACCCCGTGGGCGGGCATTCTCTGTTGTTATATATTTCTTATGTGCTAATCTCTATGAATTCCTGTCTTGATATGGTACGCTTGTCAAATAATGCTCCTTAAGAGGTTTGACATGACCCACGACCAAATAGTCACCGAAGTTAACAATATATTATCAGCGCCATATACAACAAATATTCACCGGTATTGCGCCATCCTGTGCCACAAGCTTGAAATAAAATATAAAGACGGCATCGGCTTAACGGCTGACGAAAGATGTGCTGCTTTTGATATTCTTTCGGCGCAAATAGAAGAACAATACAAAAAGCTTTAGAAATGTGACAAAAGGTATACAATGTGTTAGATTGTGTACAGTGATACGAATTTATCACGTCATTTTAAAATTAATTCAGGAGGATAAAAATGCCACAGTCAACGAACCTTGCACCTCGCTCAGTGCTTCACCGTGACGCAATCGCTGCAGCAGATGTTGTAGCTAACGTTGTATTCGACTTCGGTCTACAAACAGAAGACAATGAATACGTGCACTTTGTTGTTGAGCCTAGCGGCGATGCTAACCCAAGTGCATCTGTATATTATTGGGAATCTCTCGCTAATGATGGCGACGGCATGTGGGTTGTTGATGCAGACTTTACTACGTTGACCGGTGCCGGCGCGAACATTCCATACGCATTCTCAGTACCAGCGCGTGGGCGGGTTATACTTGTTGCACTGACTGTTATTGCGTCTGGTGCAGTTAATGTATTTGCTAGTGGGTTTGGGTTTTCTAACCGAATTTAGTTCCTAAGGACATAATGAGAAGCTTAAAAGCAAGAGATATAGATAAATTAGAGCGCTCGGAGCTTGTAGAAACGCTTCAGGATTTAAAGCAATATTCCAACGAATGGATACGTCGTCAAGTCATCAAAAACGACAGGATCGATATTCTTGGCCATATTTTGGGCCTAAAGATAATGCCATTCCACGTTACGATGCTACAGTTTCAATTGAACCATCCAGAAAATTTGATCCTAGTATTTCGTTCTTCTGGGAAGACAACCATATGCACAATTTTAAAGACTATTCACCTTTTGCTGAAAAACCCAGAATTAAGAATATGTATCGTCTCAAAAACTCAAACTAATGCCGAAGCTTTTTTAAAAGAAATCAAAGGTCACTACGAGACGAACGAGCGGTTTGCAGAGATATTTGGATCACACTATGACCCAAAAGAAAAACATAAATGGGATGCTCGTGAGATTAACGTTCTGACTCGTAAGCGTGCTCCAAAAGAGGCCTCGATTACCTGTGTGGGTGTAGGCGGCATGGTCGTAGGTAAACACTATGATACTATTATTGCAGACGACATTTTAGACGAGGAAAATACAAGAACAAAAGCCATGAGGAAAAAGATTCACGATTGGTACTATCAGTCTTTGACTCCAACTTTAGACCCACCAACGGCAGACATCAAATGTAGTGGGTTATTCCTCAAGGTTGGTACCCGATATCATTACAATGATCTATACGGTCACTTAATAGAAAACGAGCTAAAAGACCACCACTTAATAATTAAAGCATTAAATGAGCATAATCAAACCCCGTGGCCGGAGCGCAACACTGTTGAGTGGCTATTCGAAATGCGCCGACGTATGGGATTAATCTTGTTTGGTGCGCAGTATCAGAATAACACAGAGGCCATGAAGGGTGAAATATTTGAGTATGAAAAGTGCCAACAAATTGACCCTTCTGACTTCCCAGAAAACCTCGATGTGTTTATGGGAATTGACCTAGCGATCTCAGAAAAAGAATCCGCCGATAAATTTGCTATAGTGATTGTGGGAATGCTTAGAAAAGCTGAAACATATTTTATCCTTGATTATTATGAAGGTCGTTTAAGGTTCAGCGAACAGACCACAAAAATAATGGAATACTATAACAAATGGAATCCAATCAGGGCATGTATTGAGACGAATGCCTACCAGCTGGCTAAATATCAAGAGCTTAAGCAAGTTCATAAAGGGATGCGATTAAAGCCAATAAACCAAGTAAAAGACAAGGTTACGAGAGCATGGAAGTTGTCTTCAATATTCGATGACAACCGCATGTTCTTTAAAAAAGGCATTCAAACTACGCTTTTGGAGCAATTAGTGCTATTCCCATCACATGAGCATGATGATCTTTTTGATGCGTTAGACTTAGCAGTAAGGGCATCAAAAATGCGTAAACGACGGCGCAAAACAGAACCAAAATTGATGTAAGAGGTAAAAATGGAAGCCAATGATAAAAACATAAATACCGGAGCCAACGAGAGTGCACTAAGGAATATAGGGGCTCGTGTCATTGGCGTAACCTTGAATAAGTCCCGGGGAGAGCCCGGCAAGTCCAACGCAGTGCCAGATAACCCATTCCGTAGCTTTGAAGAGGCAGGAAGGGTACTTCTGCCGCCGTTTGACATGTTTGTACTATCCACGCTAGGAGAATACTCATCGACCCTACAGCCGGCTGTAGACGCCTATGCTGTCAATATCGATTCCTTTGGGCATCGCTTCGTATCTAGATTTAAAACGGATGCGGAGGTTGACATCCCAGCTAACATGAAAAAGAAAGAAAATAAAGAGCGAGTCAAGCTGGCTAATTTCTTTGAATACGCGACTGCAGAGTCCTTTGAGGACTTTCGCATGAGGCTAAGGAACGACCTGGAGTTTACAGGTAACGGATACTTTGAGGTGGTTCGCGGGATTAAGGGAGAGATACAAAGCCTGGTACACATCCCGTCCTATCAAATGCGACTAACCGCGATGGAAGAAAATCAAAACTTGGTAACCAGGCCAATCCTGGAACTACAAGAAGACGGTAGTGTTAAAATTGTACAAAGGAAAGAATATAAGAGATTCCGTAAATTCGTCCAATCTAGAACAACAACTAGGTCTGCACGAGTTAGCTCAATCTCTTCCAATGGATATGCGACTAGATGGTTTAAAGAGTTTGGAGATGCCCGCACATATCATAGTGACACGGGAGAGATGAGCAAGAAGAAACTGGCACCTGGCAAGGCAGCAACCGAAATAGTTCATATGAAGCTATATTCACCTCGCTCTCCTTATGGTCTGCCACGATTTATTGGAAATCTTCTTTCTATATATGGGGATAGGGCAGCAGAAGAAATCAATTATGTAACGTTCAAAAATAATAACATCCCGTCAATGGTCATCTTGGTTAGCAATGGCCAAATGACACAAGGCTCAGTGGATCGCCTAAATACACTAGTAGAATCACAAATACAAGGGAATGACAACAGGTCTAAATTTGTAATCCTCGAAGCAGAGGGAGCAGAAGAGGGAGAAGATGGTGGGCAGGTTAAGTTAGACATCAAACCGCTTGTTAAAGAGCAGCATGATGATGCTATGTTCCAGAACTATTCTGCGAACAACCAATCTAAAATTCGTCAAGCGTTCCGACTACCACCTATATTTACAGGCGCAACGGATAGTTACAACAAGGCTACAGCGGAGACGAGCCGCCGTCTAGCAGATGAACAAATCTTTGCCCCAGAGCGTAAAAGGTTTGATAGCTTCATTAATAGGGTTCTATTCCCAGATATGGGAATTCTGTACCACAAGTATCAATCTAACTCACCAAATACAACAGACAATACGGAACTTGTTAAGATTCTGTCATCGGCTGAAAAAACCGGTGGAATCAATCCTAAGATTGCTCGTAAGATTCTTGAAGACGTGCTAAACATGGAACTTCCTGGGTTCCCAGAGGACTTCGATGCCGAGAGGCCGTTCAGCCTACTGATGGCAGAAGCAGTCAAAAACCAAGCAGACCCGACAGAGCCTGGGCAACAAGTTACCGCTATCAAGAGACTTGAAATGATTGAGGGTATAATGGAAATATCTAAATCACTAGATGACGAGTGGAGAACCGACCTACTCGATAAAGAAGACGATGAATAGATACCAACTCTCGGCAGCAGTGGATAAGGCCGTTGCCAAAGCATTGAATTTGACCGACGTCGCACAGATTGCAAAAACTGAGGCGAGAATGGTCAAGTTCATGCTTAACGAGTGGTTATTGCTGGTTAAAAATGCATCTGATACTGGAGCTAGGAAAGCTAAGGCGGGTGCAGGCAGCGAAGAGATAATAAGTGCTATCAATAAAATCATGATGCGCTGGCACAAGCTTGTGCGGTCTGATTATTCTAGCGAGTTGAAAACAGTGTACGGGCTGGCACGTCGTGCTGGTCATCTCAAGTCGACCCGTAGGATAACAAGCAGCCTACAGTATAGCGAAAGCGATTCCGCTCAGATTGTGTCTAAGGCTTCCCCACTTCCGGGAACTGATGAAGACCCGGATTACGATTCCCTAGATGTTGAGATGGCTACGTTACTTGCGGAAGCCGGCGTCACATTTGTTGACGGTCTATATGATGCGAATTTTCGTGACGCAGTTAGTGGAATGGTTCGTGAGAAATTAGCGGAGCCCGGCCAAGTTAACACTGTGGACTTTAGATCGTCATTGATTAAGACGTTGACGACGTTAGCTGTTGTTGGCGGATTCCGTGGACCAATAAACACTTATATTGAGGGCTTAGTCGCAAACGCATTCGCCACTAGCAGGATGGCCGGACAACTTCGTTCTATGATGGAAGTTGGAATAACACACTACACAATCTCGGTAACTGTAGATGAAAGAACATGCGCCAGGTGTTTATGGATGGAAGGCAAGGTTTTCTCGGTAGAAGACGGAGCAAGATCCTTAGGGAACATCCTCACAGCTCAAACGCTAGGAGAGCTTAAGTCTGCGCAACCATGGTTGAATATGGGGCAGATAAAACAAGTGTCTTCAGGTGCCGGATTTC